GTAGTTTTCTGGGTCAAACTGCATGTACCTATAGGCTGCTTTTTTAACAAACGGGATTAGGAAAGACTGCTGGAAGTTAATCAGTGTGCGTTTATGGCGTTTAATAATAGCGCCAAGAGACATACTAATACCAGCGGCAGTACTTTCGCCATTAACTTGACCTGCAATTCCTGCTGAGTCAACGGCTCCTGTAGCTTGCTGTACCATCTGCTGCAAGGCTCCGGCCTGAGCAAAAGTAATTTGACCCACTTGACCAAAGTTAAAAGGCTGTAGTACTTCACGAGGGTCTCCGTTAGTCAGTATCATTTTACCGGGGCGTACCTCTGGTTTAGCACCTCGTGGTAAGCGTGTAGCGTCAATAGCAAGCATTGGGTGTATCGTAAGGCTTAACGCATCAATACGAGCACGTAGTTCGGTGTCGAGTGCTTTCTGACTGTTGTAGCCTTTTTCACATACACCACGGCCCCAGAACCTTCCGGGTACTACATCCCAAGGGAATGCTACTATAGGTCGGTCCTGCATCATGTAGGGGTTAGCTTCAGCCTTAAGTAGTATACCGCCGTTAGCGATTACTATAACGGCCTCTACGTACTTTGATTCAGACTTTTGCTCTAGTACCTCTTCTTCGTCTTCGTCCTGCATAGCGGAATTTAGAAGCTCTCGTGGCACTAAACCATAGTACTTAGTTAGTCTAACCTTGTCGTCGTTGTAGATTGTAATGTCTTGGTCAGGCTCAAGGTCCGTATCTGGTGCAGCAGAACCTACGTACACGTCGCGGTAAACACCCTGCTCTTGTAAAATTTCTACTTGATGTAGACTAACAAACTCATCAACAGCCACGCCCATAGCGTCTTCTACAGACGTAGCTACAGGATCAATTAAGAAGTTCTGAGGTAGTACAGGCTTAAGCTTTACTTTAACACGTTCAGTAATATTTACACCGATGGCTTGTAAATCACCGTCCATAATTGGTTGGGTTGCAGGAGCCATCTCCTTCATTTCTTCAATAACAATCTCACCAACACCGGTACCAAAAACTGCAGAGTTAATCAAGCACTCCGCTACAGCCTTGCGTACCATACAATCTTCAAAATCTTCTGTAAGTTTTTTACGCAGGAACTGTACGTCCTGTTTGTCCGTGTCACCAAAGTTATCACTAACGTCAAACCACTTTCCACGACCAAACGTCGCTTCCTCTAGTTCCGCTACATTGGACTCAACAGCCTGTTGTAATGCAGGAGAAATAATACGGGAGCGCTCAGACTTACGGTCACTGTCAGCAGGATCCCATATACCACGCCAGAGTCTATAATATTCTTCAAATCTTGCTTCATAATTGCTTTCGTAGTAATCTCTCCAGTCCTCGCACTTAGTTATGACCCAGTCTTCAATCGTTTCTTCAATCATTAGTGGGTCTTGTTCATATAAATCAGTCATATTAGTATCCCGCTACTACGTCTAAGATTTCGTGGTTTTCGATTTCATAATCGTAGTCGTAAGCCACATTAGCTAACTGGTCGATGTACGCCAAAGCGTCAATCAAGTCGTCATGGGTTAATGGATCAGGGAACTGAAACAGTTGATCTAGGAATCTACTATTCCACTCTCCTTTGTTTAATGTAATGTAGCCGTTTTCAAACCTGCCTTGTAACGCCCACATAACCCTGTCAGTTTTCTTTCTGTTACCGTGTGTTAACTCTTCTACTCTAAAGAACGTACCGTACTTTTTTTGTAGGTCTAGAAGAGGCGACATTACAGCCTGTTTAGCAATACCTCTTTCGATGCCAACTGATAAGGGACGATAGTCTCTAACGGCCTGAAATATTTTGGTTGCCGTTTCGTTAAGGCTCCAGCGTCCATAGATAATATTATCAACAAACCAACCATGCTCGCTGACCTTAACGACAGCAATGGCGGTCTCGTCAAGTTTACTATTTTTTGTACGTTTTTTGTTGACTTCTTCAAAACCCGCCAAGTCAACCGCAATGTAGTAATCCCCTACTTCTGGTTCGTCTTCGCTGAACTTAACCCAGTCTTCCTTAAACATTTCTGACCCACGAGCTTCAAACGACGCCATAAATTCCTGACGGAACGCATAAGAAGACATAGACCTTTTAGCAATATTGATTTCGTCCGGGTCCAAGATAGGATTATCGTAAGAAGTAAAGTGCCAAGCTTTGTACGTAGGGTCATCATCTAACTCCGCATATTTGTACAAGTCATAAAAGTGGTTACGACCCATTGGCGTTCCAATGAACATTGCACAGCCTTTTTGGTCAGCCAGAGCGGGTCTCAGGATTTGCTCGAATACGTCAGGTTTCATGTCTGCGTACTCGTCTAGCACTAAGAACTTAAGGCTGACACCTCGCATTGTCTCTGGTCTGTCAGCACCTTTGAGACTAATGGTTGCTCCGTTGACCAGCTTAATTTGCAGATTATTAATATGACTACCAGCAATAACAGGGTGTCCCAGTTCCATGAGCGTTTGCCACATAATGTCTCTGGCTTGTCCCTGAGTAGGTGCGACGTAAAATACATGACCCTTATCTGCCTGTAGTGCGTTTACTATTAACATCCAAGCAGCTAGTCTGGACTTACCAGTACGTCGTCCTGCTGCAACTATTTTAAATCTGGTGTCGTCTGCCCAAACGTCTTGCTGCCAAGGCAGTAGTTCTATGTTAAGATCCACTAATACGCCCACATCACAGGAGTAGTACCACGGGTGTCAACATGGACAAAGTCCTTAGCAACACCCACACCAGTAAACCCTAGTTTAAGAGCAAGGTTGACAAACTTAAGGCGATCAGCGGCATTTGTTATTTTTATGTCTGCCGCGATGCCTTGGGCATGAGTTCCGGGAACCTCTTTCTGTCGCTCTATTGAATGCAGTGTCGGGTGTCTGTATCCACTAGTAATGACGAAAGGAAATCCACAGTATGCCCTTAACTCGTC